TATAAAATCAGAAGTAATAGTTTCTGAAGAATTTAATACAAAATTAGCAGCTCCAGATCCTGAAATAGCATTATAGATTAATTCGTAATTAGCCTTATTATCATTAGTGGCTGACACAGGTACAATACCTGCTGATTCTGAAATTGCAAGTGGGTTTAGCAATAAAGTTGAGATATCTGGTAAAAAGAAACCATACGAGCCTTGATTTTCAGAATATCCATTTGAATTTACTCCTGTAAATACAGATCCAGCTGAACCAGATACTAATTGGAATACTCTACCTGCATCATTGAATTGTACTGAACTAACAACTTGAGAGTTATCTGTTAAAGATAATACAGGTTTACCATCTGAGCCTGAAAGTTCTAAAGTTAAAGATCCTGGGAATAGGGATTCTTTATATCTGTTTCTATCAATTGAGATTGCATAAAAATCTGATGCTGTAATTCCTCCAAAACTAAAATCTGCATTTTCATCTCCTAAAACTAAGTTTCTATATTGACCATAATTTGTTGATGAAGGAGATTTACCTACTACTGCGCTATCAAAAGCTTCACTACCACTTCCTTCTTTATTCCCATAAGCGATTGCAAATTCTAATTGGTTATTTGCTGCATCCGAGAATACATTAAGATAATAATCTCCTGAAGAGGCTGCTGTTTGGGTAGATGAAGTAAAAAATGTAGATAAAGTAGCTGTTCTACTATCTGTAAATAGTCCTGCTGTAATACTATCAGCTGATACTACAAAATCGTCTGTTTCTAATCTATTAAATGACATAATTAAGATACTTTATTTACGGTTACAGGAATTTGAACACGAGCTCCCGAATCTCTACCTACTACAGTTAAAGTAGCTTGTAATGAAGAATTAGTACCAAACAATGTATTAGTAGTAGTAGCTCTTAAGTTAATTGTAGTTCCTACTACTGTTGCAGATACATTTGTACCTAATGTAGTTGTTGAATTAGCATTAAGTGATGTTGCATCTGCTGTGTTAATTCCTACCCCTTCAAATGTATTAAATAATCTAACATCAGAAATTGTAGCTGTGTAACCACCTGCCTCATTTTGATTACCACCTAAGTAGTTTAAAGTTTGAGGAGTAATAGCTAAAGAAGCACCTTGTTTGATTACGATTGAAGTATATCCTAAATCCAAAATTGGCATACGAGCTGTACCACGTGGTAAAGTGGTAAGTTTGTATTTCATAATTTGAGTCTCATCTGGGAATGCTTCTAATAAAGGCATGTTTTCAATTGCTTGCCCGTAAAAAGAAGAACCAGATGGATGATTTGGATTATATAAAGTATAATCGATTTCATCATCTGCTAATGCAAATTGTGTGATTTGGAATGAACCATCGTTTTTAGCTAGTAACTCTCTACCCTTTTTAGTAAGGATAGCATCTACTGTTACTACCGAATTATTTAAATATCCCATTGTTTAATACGTATTTTGTTATAAATATATGTTTTTCTAATTTTGATTACTAATTACCGTAAGTATCACTAATATATCCTAAATTATCTTTTATAGTAGATGGTGAGTTTTGGGAATATACTAAACTTTTTCCTAATCCGGAAAGAGTATTTCCTCTAACTATAATTTGATTACCCCAAGATTCCCAAATTAGGATACCGTAAGCATTATTCCCTATTACTGCATCATCTAAAGCAGATGGAAGAGTTCTATCTAAAACTAATCCTCCACCACTTTCTGTTACTACATCAATAATTTTACTTACCCCATAATATCCAAAAGGATCAGATACATCATACGTTGAAGTAAATTCATAATTTAAAGTAGAATCAGCACCAGTATTTACTACAGGATTTGCTAATTTGGTATATAAAGAAACATACCAATCATTTTCACTATTATCAAATGTAGTTTTAAAATTAGGTAAGAATGAAGAACTTTGTATAAATGTACCTTCGGCATATTGACCACTACCATTAAGACGGACTGCAAATACTCCACTATCGCCACCTGCAGGGAATGCTATTCCGTCTTTACCACCAAAAGGAGTATATGAGGAAGTCAATACTGCTTGTTGAGCACCAAAATCACTAGCTATCATATAAGTAGATTTCGGAGGAACACTTAATTTAGTCTCTACTACCTCTAAAGTTCCAGGTACATTAACTGTAGTATCTCCATATTGGTATACNGAGANTAAATCTCCNGGTTCAATTGAAGTTTGGATTATATCTGAGAAATTGGNATTAGCTGATGGGATAGAATTNACATCATCTNTATTNCTACCTACTAATAACATACTNTTAATAGATAAACCACCTAATCCTAAAATTTCGGGAGTAGTACCACCTCCAAANTTAGCNTTATATNCTACTGTATTTAGACTTTCTATAATAGGTTGTCCCTGAAGTATCAACTCCTAGGTTTTGGCCTGGTTGGCCTAATTGTATGTAAGAAGAGGCTGTAGTAGAGGTTGAATTAACTGCATCTTTAGTAATTCTACTACCTTTATAACGTGGTAACAAACTTCTATCAATATAGTAATTATAATCTTGAATTTCTGCAAATGTAGCAGAAGTAGCACCTTGTTGAGAAGATGATATTAATACTTGTTGATTTACTGCTTGTATAATATTATTTGAATAATCTACGTCGTAGAATAATTTACTTTTAGTATCTGTAATAGCATTGTTAAGTAATGGTAAAGCCCCATCTTCAGCTACATTTTCACGAATGTTTATAGTTATATTAAAACCACTACCCGCAAAAAAGACGGGTGAGAATGTTAAATTAGGAGTTAATAAATCTTTACCATTTATTGTAAATTCTTCTATACTAATAACAGTATTAAAAGTATCTCCATCTGGGATTTGGGGGGAAGTAAATAATCTATATGAAGGGTCTGTAGTATCTTCTATTTGAAAAGCAGCAGTACTAAATCCGGTATTATTAGTTGCAGATATTTCTAGTAAATAATTTTTATCATTATTAAATGAAAAGTTTATAGGTTGGTCACCTTGATTACTACCTTGTTGGTTATGTATTAAAGTAGGAACAATACCATAATTTGTAAGGTCTCCATCTGTAATTTCTAATGTAGAACCCCCAAATTCCCCATCTATAAGTTCACTAGAATCATCTTGAATAATTGTGGTTAAACCTAAAGGAGTAGGTATAGTTTCTTCAAAACTTTGAATTGATTGAACTGGGGTAAATGTATAATCAAAATTAATAGAACTTACACTAGCTTGGGCTTCACCACCAGGTGTTCCTTGAATTTCAAGTTCAGGAAATGAGGTATAATTTGAACCTCCATTATCTAGGGAAATTCCACTTATAACACCTGAGGATGTAGTATATGTAAGAGCGGTAGTTAAAGTAACTTTAATTGGGGTAGAAGATGGGCTATTGATGTCGATTTGCATCCCCGCATCTATCCTAGTATTAACATCTAATGAGAATATAGCTCCATCAAAATCCTCTATAGGAGCTACCCCACTACTATTAAGTTGAATACCAGTTGAAGCGTTGTAAGAATTACCAGCTACTGTTATACTAAAATCCATTAATATTCCCGTATTTGTAGAAATAGTAGTAAATCTATAAGTACCATTAACAAAACCAGAAATAGGCCCTGAGGTTCTACCAGTTGCTCTAGGGGCAAGACTTACTCCATAATCTATACTACTTATAGAACCAACAAATCCAGAACCACCTCCACCACTAGCAATGATAGAGTAATTACTTAAAGGACCTGTATATTTTGAGCCTCCATTATCTAAAGAAATACTAGTAATAGGTCCTCCATTATTAGAAGCACTAATTGTAGTAGGTAAAGTACCAAATGCACCACCATCCGAACCCGTAATTGTCTCTACAGGGATAGATTCAAATTCTGTTGTATGTGTAAATTGGCGAGCCCCATCTACTAAAGTAGGGGTAGAACCAATTGAGGCAGTATATTCGGGTTGAGTGTATTCTGCTTGTGGGGTAGGGTATTTTTGTCTTTCTAATAAATGTTGTTTTACTACAATACCTGTTGCAACACTTGTTCTTGCAGGAACAAAGTCCTTAACCATTTTGAATAAAGAGTTATCAAAGAATTTGATAAGTCTTATGTAATCGTAAACATCATAATTTGAAGAATACTTGTCAAAATAATGTTTAGATAAATCCTCTAAAGCAGGATATGTTTTAGCACTTGAAGATACTAATCTAGGATCACCTATATAATCTCCAATATTAAAGTATCCAAGTTGAGATATAATGTCATCATTTATCTCGTTTTGAGGAGAGAATGCTACCTCTAACAAGTTAACGTTAGGGGTATAATCTTGAGTTGTATAAGATTTTTGTTGTATCGAACCTATATTAGATAAAGTATCTCCTGAAGGTAATACTAGGTTTTGTTGTTTAATTTTATCGGAATTTCTATTACGCATTCCTGCAGGGAATTGATCGTAAAAGAATGTTTCGCGATTTACAACAAAATTACCACCTACAATATTAAAATCACTAGTACTACCACTAAATGAATTTAGAGGATTAGAACCAGATACTCTAGGGTGTACAGATACTGATCCAGTATATAGTTCTCCTCCTAAAGGTGCTCTAAATGCTAATTGATTATATGAACCAGTAGTGTTAGTACCTTCAATTGAGGATGGGTTCATTATATAATCCTTAAAAGTAGCTTCACTTAAAGGTTCTGTATAATATCTAATTTCTTGGTATGATCCTGTAAATGGGATTGTATTATTAGGTATTTCATCTGGTCTAGTTGGTGGGAAATATGATGATGTTGAGTTTTGCCATCTACCAGAATTACCACCTGTTTGGGTAGAGGAAGTATAAAATCCAATTTGATACCCATCATTCCCATTATAAATTTTATTACCTGCATGAAGAGTAAATTGGTTAGCACCATTGTCTCGAGTTACCATTACAGACCACCATCCATCATCTATAAAAGGAAGTGTTATACTTGAAGAAGCGGCATTAGTTGTATGAAACTTTAATTTAGCATAACTTCCAGTAGTGCTAGCAATAGAACCACTATAAGAACCTGATGTGAAATCAGCATCATATTCTAAAATAAGACGAGTTATATCACTTGATCCAATAGGATGATCTAAAGTCCATAAAGACTGAGTTGTTTCAGTAGTGAATGAGGAAGAAGGTAATGCTTTAAATCTAAATAATACTGTTTCGGGATGGTTATCTTGGGAATCCCAAGAGGAACTTAATTCCCATAATGTATCTACATGACCACTACTCCCACTATTTGAGAAAGCATAATTATACTTTTCTTGCCATAAATCCCAATCGTTAGAATTATTTTTATCTTTACCTCCAAATTCACTTATTTGTAAGATAGTATCAGGAATACCATAGATATTTGTTAAAGTACGCAGACCTTCAACGGTACCTTTTGATTTCAGTAGGTATGGCAGGTTATGATAGATACGCTTGTATATGCGCTTATTTATGTCGTCTAACGGTACAGCATCGTTGGATGATGATATAAAGTTTGAGATATATTCATATCCCTCAGGAGCAGGAAGTGAACCTGTCATATAAGGATAAGGGAATAAACTTCCAGAATCTGTAAATCCTAAGAATGAAGAATATAAATCTCCTACACTATAGTTGTTTTGGTATATTTTAACACCTAAATCTCTAAGTACTTGGGCAACCAAGTCTTTTGAAATACCGGCATTAATACGGTTATCAGCGTTCCATTTGTTTGTAGTATCCTTTATGTAGAGCCAAATATTATTGTCTACAAAATGACCTACCATATTAACAAATGTTAAGTATTGAGGTTTGCAGGGTCATCTCTTAAGTATTCTGGGATAGAATATTTTAACCAATTTTGGTTTAATTCATCGTATAAAGATGCAGATTGGAATAAAGACGAAGACCAAGCTATAGCAGCCGCACTTCCTGTAGATACATTTGTATAGGGGGCAGTGCTGTTAGATTTTGGATAATTAGTAGAACCAGACTCAAAGTAAAGGAAATATTCGTAACTATCAAAATTTTCAATAGTACTATCTATGACACCTTGTATAGTTGCTTTACTAGCTGATACAGCTGAGGTATTTGTTATACCTGATAAGGCATTTATTTGGTTACTTGAAGATTCTATTAAACTTACCTTATCTAAAAAGTTTGAAAGTCGAGCTTCAACAGAGGAAAAGTTTACAAAATTTTCAAATTCAGAATAATCTACATTAATTTGAATACTTGGATCCTCAAAATATGAATTTAATTGAGCTGAGGATTGGGTATTAGGTGAAGTAAAATCACTTGTAGAGACTGCTTCGGAAGAATTATTTAACTGATCTTGTAAAGCAAGATTAAAGTTAGGTCCTTTTAAAGAATTAAATTGTGGTCTAAATACTTGTGTATCTTCAAATTCTACTCTATATGCATTACCATTAGATACTTTTTCTACAACCCAAAGTGAAGTTTTTACCTCTATATTAGATGGAAGTGGTTCGTATAATTTAATTAAAATTGTACCATCTTCTTCTAACTTAATATTGTTAGCTATAAATAAAAGATTAGAACCAAAGTTAATATAGAAATCTGGGAATGTTTCGTCTTCCTCTCTATATGAGATAAATTCGGTAGTTGAAGAGATAATATCTTCTCTATTTATAATATTTGAGTCTAACCTAATTTCAGTACGATTAGAAGAAATCTCAGAAATAAAATAGGTTGATTGTGGGGAAGACGATAAACGTTTTCTATAAAAATTGTATAAAGTATTTACTATACCAGTATCAATCCCAACACGTTCCAAATCTACTACAGGGTCAATATAGATTTCATTATCTAATAAAGAATAGTTTGAGAATGTAGCATCATTCCCTACAGGTGAAATCTTATTACCATTTAAATCAAATACAAAAAATTCAGCATAATCTATATTAGGATCAAACTGGTTGGTTTCTATATTTGAGGTAATTAAAGACTCATCTGATGTAGAGTATACTTCAGATGTGAAATTATTGGGGTCTAATGGTATAATGTTATTGGCCATTTGCTAAGTCAGCTAATTGTTGTCTTGCTTCTAAAAGTTGTTCTCTAAGTGATGTAATTTCTTCAGTTAGAGCTGTAATTTCTTCATTTACAGGGGAGTAATTTATATATTCTGTGCTTTGTATTATCAAAGTTTCGTGAGAATTTTCTCCAGTTTTAGGAATTTCAAAAAATAAAGTATTATAATCTTGAAAAAATTCTTCAACTGTAGGGACTTCTGCTGTTACTTCTTCTAAAGTAGGGTCAACAAGTTGTGAAAAAGAAGTATCAATTACTTTTTCGTATTGCCCTTTGTTATAAACTTCTTTATTTAGCTCTATTCTTTGTTGCATTACCCATTAACTATTTTAAAATAATAGTTGTCATCATAAATTGTAGTACTACCTCCTGATGTTACTTGGACTAAAATCTTGTAATATCTTTCAGGCTCTAACCCATTCATATAAATATCAAAATAACTAGAAGTTCCGTCAGCACTTATTTGAGTATAAGTTGAATCAAAATCTACTACAAATTCGTCTGTATCTAAATCTTTAATAGCATACATTGAGGATCCAGATGGGAGATAATTCTGTTTGGTATATAATGAAGAAGTTTGGAATACCCTAGCTGGATATTTAGCTCTTGCGTTTATTCTAAATCTATTTACACTTCCTGAATAGAAAATGCCAGGATTATCTTCTAATGATATAAAAGCATTAGGTTGAGTTAATACTGGTATAGCAGAAGATGTGGACCAAGAAAAATCATCCCATTTAATTTCTAATTGAGGAGGGTAAATTGTATTAGTATCAACACTATAATATTTTAATATTGGTTGAGTATCTTTACTAGTATTAAACTCTAAAGAATTATCCCATTTTATAATAAACCCAGTATTCCCTCTTGAACCACTATACCAATCATGTATAGCTTCTGTAGTTTTAACATTTAAATCTTTATCACTTCTTGCCCCAAATTGTTGGGTATATGGGTATATAACTTGTGATGGGGATGAAGTTGCGGATGATGTTAAATACCAAACTCCACCACCTTGGGGTGAGTATGAAGAGTTATAAGAACTTGTAGTAGTAGTTCCGTCTCCAGTATTCCAAGATATCCCAGCTCCATCATATAAAGGAGTACTCCAACTACAACCATTTTTAGTAGTAGGGCTATCTAAGAATTGACCAGTACCATTATTCCAAGATTGAGCTAATGGGAATACCTCTAAAGTTGAAGTTTGGGTTATACCTTGAGCTGTGGCTATATATGATTTTAAATGAGCATCCCAATTTCCTGTTACTTTATTATCAATAACACTAACTATCTCATCATTATCAAATTGGATTAAACTCCTAGCTACACTAGGATAGGTATCCAAAGCAGTATTTAGATTAGATACTTGATTTATAGCATCTAACCCTGTGTTTTGGGTAGGTGTTAAAGAATATAAAGTACTATCTTGTATTGGGAAAATTTTATATACTGCCATAATGTTATAAATTTACTACTTTACCTTTTATGTCTGTATTAGGGAATCTTACTTCAAAAATCATAGGGTCAATTGAAGGGTAAATTACATCATTTAATGTAGCCCCACTTAAATCATATGCATATTGAGAATAGCTTCCACCTACTTTATTATCAAATTCTACATTTTTAACAGTTTGGACACCTTGTACTTTATCTAAAAGTAAGAATATTTCTTTTTTCTGGATTGGTTCATTAATTTGCCATTTATCCAAATTAAAGTATGATTGTACTTCTGTTAAACATCTACGTAATACATCGTTATTATTAAAATTAGGTCTAACTGTTATTTCAAATGTTATTCCAACATTAACAAAAAATGCATTTTTAATATTAATCGAATCTCCAATTACTCTATAGGTCGAAAGATAAGATTGTAAGTTTTGTTTTAAAGCTGTAGAAGCATTTGTAAGATTACCATTCGCATTTTGACTTAAAACGTATAAATCTAATGTTGAAGGTATATTCCCGGGTTGAGTGTTTTGTAATTTTGTTTTTTCAATATAAGCTTTAGCAACTACACCATATCTTGAAGGCATTGAAAGTGCTCTAACTAGATAATCATCTGATGTTACGCTACGTAATTGGGTTTGGAATTGGGAAATAGAATTTTGTCTAATTTCTTCAGTTGAATCTCCATCACTACCTCCTGTAGCTGCTTCAAGATTGTTTACAGCTAAGGAATTAAATATAATATTAGCTGTAGAATCAGTTAGTCCCGTACTTTGAAAATTAATTGTACTATTACTTAAAATAGTTAATTGTCCTGAATTGACGTTAGCTGTTGCTCCACCTCCTGTTAAATATCTTACTGTTAAAGTAGTTTGAGAAGGAGCAATACCGTAGGTATTTGTAAAGATAAAGTTTTGGGGAGAATATGCTGCAGTTAATTTATTTTTCTCAAATGGTAAACCTAAACCTACATTATTTGGGTTTGGGGTTACTTCTTCATCAGCATCACTAGTTTTACCAGCACCAAATTGTATTTGGATTTGATTTTCTGAAATAATTCTAGAGGCAAATCTGCGTTGTACTCTTTTATTTTTAAGTAAATAGGGAGTATCTCCATCAGAAGATAAATTAGGATCATTTGTATTAGTATTTTTAATAGAATCAAATACCATTTCTTGTCCTAAATGATCTACTTCATACCAAATATTCCCATCACTATCTACTATATCTAAAATACCAATTAAATTATCAGCTGTAATAGTACGAGTGGAAAATTCTTCAGGGGTTGTAAAACTAAATGTTGTGGAATTGATAGTTGCTGAGATTGCTCTTCTACTTTTCTTTAATAAGAAAAATTGAACATCTGTACCATCTTGTTGATATATTGAAATTGTAGTAGGATCTTCTGAGGAAGAAACACTAAAATCAACTGGGTCTTCTACTAAAAATTTAATATTAGAATTAGTAGTCGAAGTAATTTGTGAATTTTCTCCAATTAATAAAGCATAATCATAATCAGGAGATTGATTTGCTGATGCTGATAACGATGGTACTTGTTGGTAAAAGTCAATAGTAGCTTCGGCTACACCTGTTACTTTAGGTTTGTACCCCATCATATAAGCTAAATCGTATAAATTATTAGCTTCACGAGCATATTGTAAGAATGTTTCTTGGAATTGATTATCTTGATAAAATGATAAAACGTCACCTATATAGGCAGACATTTCCATAAACATAATACCCGGGGAAGATGGGCTAAAATCATTATAAGTAGTAGGGAAATATGTTTTAGAAAAGTCAACTAAACTTGTTCTAAGATTATTAAAATCCCTATTAATATATTTTATATCTCTATCTACAGCCATTAGTCAAATGTTATATTTAAGGTATCAGTTATACCTGTATTTTGTATTCTATATTTTAAAATAACGTCTATAATTTGTTCGTCTCCTCGACTTAAAACATCTAGACTTTCAATTATAACTGTAGGGAAATATGTTCCTAATTGGTTTTGGATATCTTCTTTTAAAAAATCTAAAGTATCATCGGCTAATTGTTGGAATATAAATCTACGTAAATTACCCCCAAATTCAGGATTTAATGGTCTTTCACCTTGATTAGTTAAAAACCAATTTACTAAATTAGCTTTAACTGCTTCTTGTGTAGTAAAAGTAGTATTAAATACTGCTTCTCCACTAAAAGGGATACTAACTCCAACCCCAGTAGAGGGTTTAAAGTCAATAGGTGCTATTTTACGAGCATTATAGGCCATTATTTACCTTTCATTAATCCCATAATTTGATCTAAACCTACATTCCCTCCAGGTAAGGCTGAACCCTCTGAGGCTGTATTTCCTCCTGATGGGTTAAATGTATTAACATCAGCTGAGGTTAGGTTCATGTTACCATTCCCAGCCATCATTTTATTCATAATACCTATTCTAGCATCTTTTTGCTCTTGCANATTAGATGTTGGCCCTGTTGGAGGCATATAAGNGGCTCCACTTTGAATTTGAGGTGGTTCTGGGGTAGAAATTACGGATTTAGGAGATTTAACTGCCTCAAGGAGAATATCTTTTAATTCTTCTTGGATAGCGGCTTTTACCTCTTCTCTAATAATCTTTCTAAGTTCGTTTAATTTCATGGTTATAAATATTAGTTTAATATGCTTTTAAATCGTCTCGGTCAATTATAAATTTAATTTCTTCTATTAACACGTTTGGATCCGAAGCAAATGAATATTCTGTGGTTAAGAGTATTATATTTGATTTATTTTTAGCAACTGCCCTACTTTGGTTTACTGTATCGGTATATGCTTTGGTTTCTATTTCTAATATAAAACCTTTGTAAGTAGTTTCGTTTACTGAATTTTCTGCTATAAGTTCGTTATTAGCAGTATCTTGGATTGATTTAGATGTATTTGTTAAACTAGAATTAGGATCACATAAAGTTATTAGTAAATCTACTTGTTCTAATAAAGTTACTACTTTTAACACAATTGATTGCACTGCTGAAATCGAGGGTGAAACTGCAGATGCTATAATAGTTAAAGGTGGTATACGTGGGGTGCCATCTTTTTTGAATGTTAAATCATCAGCTTTATCTCCGGCAACATCAATTGCAGATGTGGCTGCTCCAGGAGCTACAGGTATGAAACTTAAAGCTATTTGTGCTAAAGTTTTACCTTGTCTTAAACCACTTATAACTCCTTGAAGTAAACTTGCTATACCAGCTCCAAAATTAACGGTTGTTGATAATCTATCTAAAGTAGTACCTACTCCATTTAAATAATCTACTAAGTTATTTCTTTGAAGAATTAATTTATCTAATTCTGGTTTTGTAGGGCAATATTCTGATTTTAAAGATTCTAAATCTACCCCTTCCCCATTAATTTGATTTTCTAAGTCAGTAATACCAAATTTAGTAATAATATCATCTAAAGAAGGAACTATTTTACTTAATAATTTATTTCCTTGATCTAGGAATAAAGAAGATAGTTTTTGTTGACCTTGTACTTTTAGGTTACCAGGAACAGAGTTTAAAATAGCATTAGAATTAAAAGAAGAAAGACTAAGCTTACCACTTAATGATTTACGTCTTTTAGCTATTTGAGCTCTTGTTTTTTCTATTTTATTAGGAGTTAAAGCCATTATACAGTTTTAGTAGTTTGAGATAATGAATTTTTTAACCTTTGTTTATATCCAGGTACTTTTAAAGCAATAGTTTGAGCTACTAAGTTTGTTGGAGCTAAAGGAGTACCAGCAGGAACACCTATTTGATTTTGGATAGATTTTGTTAAAGTAGATAAATCATCTAAAACATCAGTTAATAGTGAAACTAATTCATTACCTAAAACTACAGGTTGTGATTCTTTAGTTCCTCCTAAATATACTCTATTAGATTGAAATACTGTATCTCCAATAGTGTCAGTATAAATACCTTCTATAGCATTTAAATTAATACTTTTTTGAGAAGATAACATTATATGATCCTGAGTAGAATTAAATAGTAATCTACCAGAGTTTAGTATTACTTGTGCTCCAGAATATTCTTTAGGTTCTACAGGTTTATTATTAGCATAAGATAAATAATCGTTTTGAGAAGATACTTCAATAGGAATTTTTTGAGTTGAAGTAAAATATATAGAAGATAAATCTCTATTTATATCTTCTTCAGTTGTACTTTGGGCTGGGCCTGATAATTCGGGGTTTTGACCATTTCTAACTATTAAGATTGGATCACCCGCTTGCCCTACAGTTGACCAAGTATTTAAATTAGGGAATGTAGACCCAAATCTAATACTTTGACCCCATCTACCTTCGTAGATTATATCACCCTCAAAAGGGTATAAAGGATATATGTTAGATTTCTCTTCAAAATAATTCCCAGGTTTAAATTCATTAGTATCCTGTTCTCCAGATTTATTAGAAGAACCTGCTTCAACATCAGCTATACTTTTATTTTGAGAATCTGGTTTTAGTTTTGGAATGGGTTTGGGGTTGGGTTAACATGAACATTATTCCAAATATTTAAAGTACTTAAGTAATAATATTTAATATTACCTGTATTAGAAGAATAATCTCCTGAGGGTGCTGTAAGTAAAAATACTACTTCATTAACTAAAGGGTAAGTTTTAATATTAGAGAATAAAGGGGTAGCTTGTAATTGGGTTTGGTTGGGGCGAGTAGCTAAAGGACTTAAAATTTCAGCAACAATTTCTCCATTAGATAAAGATGTGGATTGATCTATAGAGATAACCCTAGCTGGGATGAATTGGGAGAATCCCTTTGATATTAAATCTCTTAAATCTCCAGTAGAAACATTACCAGTACCAAACCACCCCATTACTTATCGCCTTGTAATTTTTCCATTTCCTCAAGTAATTGAGCTTTTTCCTCATCACTAATACCCAAACCACCATCTTCATTAGATGAATTTAAAGCACGTTGTACTAACGTAGCCATTTTAATTAAGGCGTCATCATTTTTAACACCAATCTCCATGTACTCTTTGATAAGGGGTACAATTAATGTAGCATCACCAATATCGGAAACCATGGGTTTTAATTCGGATATAAGCGCAGTTACTTGTGCTTCGCGGCGCTTTTGGTTATTATAAATTTCCTCGAGTAAATCCGCGAATTTCTTTTTACCAAATATAGTTTTTTCAAATTGAGCACTCATATTTATATTATTTATTGGTTATAAATATAGACTATTCAAATTCTACATATCCATTATCTAAATAAAATATGTAGTTATTCTTAAATACATCGTATAAACGATTAGCTATTTTAGTAATTTTAGGGGTTTTAACATCAACCATTTCACGGATATAGATATAAAGTGCCTTTTTATTAAAAATATCTATATCTGAACGTTTTCTGAATAATTCTAGTATAGCGTCAGCTACTTCAGCATCGTGTTTTTTAGGGAATAATTCAAATATATTTTCAGTAACATATTCTACGAATTGATCTATGTATTCTGAAAGAGGGTCTTCATTAGGATGATCATTTATATTGTAAGAATGATTATCATCTTTGTATAAATCCTCTACTGGGGCTTTCTCTATTCGTTTCTTGTAATTTTTCTGGTTTGATAGAATCAAATATCGTTTTGCTATAGTTCCAAAGTAGGAATAAGCCTTAGCACCTTTAGATGGGTCAAATAAATGGATTTTTGAAAGTAAAAAAACAATTACTTCGTGTTGTAAATGTTCTATATCATCTACTTCAGTATAATAAAATTTAAAGGTATGTATTATATTTTCCGTTAATTTAAAAAACGGATAATGGATACGAGAATCATAAATTCTACTTCTTTGTTTAGGATCAGAAATGCTATTGTAAAGCACAATAGCATCCTCTGTATCCTGAGTAAAATAATTTTTACTCTTAGGTCTTCTTTTTCGGGGCATAATCTATATTGACTTCCTTTAGTTGGAATTCGTTTAAGATATCTTGTAACCCTTTAATTTGTTGAAAGAAAAAACCTACCTCATCATCAGATTTAAATGTGCCTTTAGCATCAATCTGCTTGAGTTTTGCATCCGAAACCTCTATTACTCGCGAAATTTTATCTAGGTAATCTAGGTAACCTGCGAGGATATCTTCTTGTTTTTCAAATTTACGAAGAAGGTTAAAGGTTGTATACCCTAGGGCAACAACTAAAATTGATAAAATAACAATAGTAATAATCATAAATTATCTAATAAATTTTTTAAACCTTCACTTTTCATTGAACCCAAAGCCTTTTGCTGTTTGTTAGCACTCTTGGGTTTGTCGTTCAATGTAAAATTCTTTTTTTCAACAGGCACGGGATTTTGAAGTTTTGTTAACCATTCCCTTTCAAACTCAATACGTGCCGCCATTAAATCTGCTTGGTGGAGAATAAATGGTAGAGAGGTACGTGGTTTTTGTTCTGGCATGTATGATTTAAGATACTTCTCATTAGCAACATCATATAAACCATCATGTGTTTGAATAGCTACCATCTCATTAAAAGTATACCTAATACCATGAGATTGAAGCATGTATAACCCTCTATCTGGGACTGAGGCAAATGGTACTTTAGTGTTGAATTTATAATCTTCACCTAATTTCTCTCTTCTCCATTTATCATCCTGAGGTATGTATGAATCTTGTTCTTCGTCTCCCATTTTACCTAAATCATGGTTAATAGCAGAGAACACAAGTTCCTCAGTTGTAAAAGTAGACATATCACACCCTTCTTCTTCCCACAATTTAGCTTGCTTTAGAGCACAACGTACAACACGATTTACATGCTCAATGTATCCACCTGGGAAGGCATTGTGATATTCTTTCTTATGAGCAGCAGGCATTAACATTAAACGATCTTGATATTTGTTATAAAAATCAAGCATAGCCTCCTTTCTATCCCCAGTAATATAAGAATGGATATAACCCATAAATATATCCCACTCGTTTTGGATTTGTTCTGCTGTTAATTTCATACTATTGTCTCCCGTAAACGGTTTGCATTCTTTCTAACATAGTATTAAGATCACTAAGTTCATTAGTAATAGCATCTAATACTTCATTAATATCTTCAACACTAGTACCTTGACGAGTTACCATAACTTTAATAGTTCTAACTTTCCCATCAATACGGTCTAGTTTTGTTCTAAATAATTCTTTGTTTTTCATAATATATAATTTATTGTTTCGTCTCGGGAGACGTTACGAGACATCACATCCCCTCTCTCTCCCTCTCTCTTATTTCCTTTCCTCTGTACCTCAAAAATAATAAAGAAAGATTATGGGGTCACGTTATTTTCTAAAGAGTCTTTGATTTTTTTGATATGTGCACATTTTTCATAATGTTCTTTTTCTTCCCAAAATGAAATTGCTAAATCACAAGCCGTAATAGTATATTGATCTGAGAAAATTTTACATGCATCCTTACCTTGTTCTGAAGTATGGTCAAAATCTTTGAGGTAGGTCCAAGCTCTAGTATGAGTAACAAACTCACCGGCATCATTATCAATATTTATCTTCTCAGCTAATTCAGGCATTATCTTAAAGAATTGATCCATTCTATCCTCAATATTCTTTTGATTCCAAATAATTTTTTTAAACATCCCAAGTTTGAAAGTTTGGGTTTTTTGAAAATCCATAAAAGGATCTACTTCCGGTTCTGGAAGAGAGAAGGCACTAAATAATCTTTCTGGATCAATCATATCTCAGTTTCAATATCTACTTTGCCATTTTTCCAAATAGTCATCTTAGTCATATACCAATCGTCAAAGTAAGTAAATTCTATCCTTCCTTTTAATAATTTAACAACATCCAAACCGTATTCACCCATCCATTCCGAAACTTCTTTTTTTGATAAAGTTTCTTCTAAATAGTATAAATGAACAATTGTAGCATATTCTTTAATTTGCTGTTGTGTTTTCACGGGTATAAATATATGTAATTGTTAAATCACTACCTGATGTGGTTGTATAATAATATTGCATAATATCGCGTTAAATATGGAAATAAATGGGGAGTTCTCGACGGGTTATTTAATTAGTATTGGCGAGATTGTGTTCTCTTAATATCAAAATCAGAATAGATTTTGTTTTCTAGTTTATCAACTCTAGAGTCGGTATGTCGAACAACATTTTGTTCTACTTCATCAATTCGAGAATATAATTCTTGTCGAGTATTCTCAAGTTGTCTATAAATATCTTCAAAGGCATGATTTGAAGTAATATTTAAATTATCAATTTCCTTTTTAAGGACTTTTGTCGTCATGTAATTCACGGACGTAATCGCAACCATAGCCAGTGCTATAACAGCAAGTACACCTAAAATAAATGATGTTATTTCCATAATTTTTTAGTTATTAATGTCAAAGAACTCCCCTTTATTGAATAATATACATAAAAAAAGAGGAATAGCCAAGCTACTCCTCTTCAAATTATAATAGTATATGTGTATTAGAAGTAATGGGGGGTATCCACATTTACTACCCCCTAATTTAGTGACCTCTGAAGTTGTGAATCTTTTTTAATGCTTTGCACGGTTTCTAAATTATATTACTTCTTTAGTAGCGGATGATGGATTCGAACCA